CAGCTAGAGCAAGGAAGTCTAGAAGTACTGGTACTGGCAGGAGATGGATAAGTAAGGCAATTTCTCGTCCTGGAGCGTTTACTCGCAAGGCTAGGGCAGCAGGTATGGGCGTTCAGGCGTATGCTAGGAAGATGCATCATGCTGCTGGCAGAACAGGCAAGCAGGCGAGATTAGCAATCACATTAAAGAAGATTTCTAAGAGGAGATAATGGTAGTTCAGACTGAAGACGAAGCTCTGAAGGTACTGTTCTCTGACAGGCGGCTTACACTAAGCACGCTGTTAGATATTGATGATAAGAATAGGCAGAGAGTGCCTCTCACGCCTAATCCTATCCAGGAAGATATTATTGTCCATTCTGGTCTGAGAGATATCTATGTTAAGCCAGCTCAGGTAGGATTTACCTCTATTATAGTTGGCGATTTCTATCTAGACAACATTACTATTGACGGTACTGTATCAGTCATTATTAGTTATGATGAGTTCAGCGCTCAGCGCCAAATACTGAAAGCAAAGCGCTTCCATCAGAGTCTGCAAAGGAAGATTCCTACTATCCCTAAGCTAGACCACAAGTCAGCTACTGAACTGTCTTGGGAAGATAAGGCTACTAACTTCTACTCTACCATGTATATATTTAGTAGCAGAAGCTATGTACTCGGTAGGGGTGAGGTTATTCATAATCTACTACTTGATGAGTATGCCTTCTGGGCTCCTGGCACTCATGAGGCTATTATGGCATCAGCAATACAAAGAGTACCGCTAAGTCCTGCAACTAAGATAAGAATTGGTAGTACAGCAAACGGCGAGGATAATCCTTTCTGCGAGATGTATAAGGCAGCTAAGGAAGGCAGTATGATTGGCGACTCAGTATATAAATCTCACTTCTATCCTTGGTTCTTGCATCCTGAGTATAAGATGTATCCTGAGGATATGTTCTGCTTGCCTGGTGATGACCAGGACCCTCTGCCTGACATTCAATCAGATGAAGCTAAGTTGCTACGACTACTGATAGAAACTTACGGTCTTGATGAGTACGAGGCTATGGCTAAGCTCAGATGGAGAAGGTACAAGAAGGCTGAGATATCTAGCTTGCGTAGAGCTGGAGACACTATGTTCATCTTTGAACAGGAGTTTCCAGAGGATGATGAGACTTGCTTCTTGGTAGCAGGAGACCAAGCCTACAATACTGACATCATAACTGATAAGATTCGCAACTGTATGCCAGCACCTATATTGAAGAACATTACAGCAGTTGATAAGGTAACGAAGGCTACCATAACTGCTACTCTAGACATCTGGCATGACGTAGATGAAGGTAAAGCCTATGTCATTAGCATTGACCCTGGCAAAGGCAAAACATCTGAATCTGTTGGTCAGGTGTGGAACTTCATTGAAGGCTATAGAGACAAAGATGGCAATGAGATTCCTCCCGTAATGGAGCACTGTGCTACTCTAGCTGGCTTTCACGATGAGTGGGAAATGGCAGAACTTATGAAGGAAGTAGCCCACTACTACAATACTGGAGTTATCTGCCCAGAAGACAATCTAGACATTGTATCTCATCTACGAGACTACTCTGACCTCTATTGGCGTGAGGACGTGAGGACAGGCAAGTCAATAAGAGCTATCGGCTGGCAGACTAATCTGGCAACTAAGCCTTATATGATAACAGAGGTTAGTAGACATCTAGACGACATAGATTGTCAAGATGTACGCTTTTGGTCTCAGTGCAGAAATATCCGCAGAAATGCTATGATTAAGAGTGGTATATTAGTGGTAGGTGCTGACGACCATCACGACGCAGGTGCTATTGCTATTGTATGTAGACATGCTCAGGCGATAGCTAGAGGTTTTGTCGGAGATTCTACTGAGGGAGGATGGGGAGACAGTTGGGGTAGATAGAATGGAGCCTAAAAGTACGGACTGCGCATACGAAGTTAACTTGTGCCGCTTGTGGCAAAGTAATAAAGATAGGACATCCCTATGTCTGGAGACAGAGACAGACGGGAGACACTATACGCATTGAGAGAGTACATCCTAGTTGCAAGGAGCGGTAAATGGACAGAAATGGTACTGTAGTAATAAATAGATGTAACGAACTTAAACGGTTCTGGTCTTCTAGAGATTCTGCTATGAAGAGGTGGTATCGCTTGATAGAGATGGTTGATGAACTCAAAACTGAAAAGATGGAGTCGTTTGTCGGTAACGACCCTCGGTCTCTCTTCAATCTAGTTCTACATCTCCTTGATACTGACATACCTCACAGGGTAAAGGACTATGACTCAGTAGACCCAGAAGTTCAAACCGCTGTAGCTTCTGTCAGTCGCTTCTTCCGTACTGCCTGGAAAGATGCGCACAACAACTTCCGCAGAACTAATCCTAGACAATCTTTACAGCGAACCTCATTAGGTTTTATGTTGGCAACTGGCTGGTATGCTGACTTTGCTGCAGTAACAGATGATGGTAGTCGCTGCTACGATGAGCCTTGGAATCCTATAGATGTCTATCCTATGTGGGATGCTACTCTTGGACTTAGTGAAGTAGCTCATATCTACCGAGTAGCCGCTAGCCAAGCTACTAATATGGCTAAGCGGAACAACTGGGGACTAAGTAACAACTATGCCCAGTGGAGAGCATCAGTAGGAAGGAATGTTACTATCTTCGACTACTGGTGGGTAGAGATATCTGACATCTTTCCTTTCAATAAAGCTATCTGGAACGCTATAGTTATAGACTCTGTATTGGTAAAGTTTGAGCGCACTAGATTCAAGCGTATGCCTGTCTATGTAGCTCCAGTTGGCGGACTACCTGATATGGGCAGTTTGACAGAAGGTATAATTCCAACTTATTCAACTACACTAAAGCTTCAAACTCAGGAGGATAGCAGTGAACGCTGGAAGGCTGAACTAGGGCAGTCTATCATAGCAACTAATGAGCACATCTACCGAACTTGGAATAAGTGGTGGAGCTTTAGTCTGCAACTACTACGAGATACTGCTCAGCCTAGAATCTTTGAACGGAGCAGAAGTGGCAAAGCAATAGTTAGACCAGAAGATGTCTTCCGCAGAGGAGCTATATTCAGAGGGGGTCCTGACGACTCTGTTGACTTCATAGGTACTCCGCCTATACCTCTAGAGCTAAGAAGCACTCAGCTTGACTTAGAAGCTATGATGCAGAGAGGTGGAGTTAGCTGGGCTATGTATGGCAGTGTTCAGGGGCAGTTAACAGCCTATGTTATGTCCCAGATAGCTGCCTCTGCTAATCAAGTAATGAAGCCTTTTCACCAAGCCTTTATCAACCGCTATGAGGACATAGACAACGACTGGCTATCAGACATTAGAGACCGAGGAGTAAAACCTTATGGATGGAGTTACCCAGAAGCCTTACCAGACAATGTCTATGTCAGTGCTGACTATGAAGTAGAAATTCCTGGTGATTTGGTGCAGAGAGCTACTACTGCCAGAATGCTAGACCCAGAATTCCGCCTTAGCTACACTTATGTTATGAGAAAGCTATTTCCTGACATTAGTGACCCGATGCAAGAAAGAGCACAGGTTAGAGCAGACCAGGCTGAGATGCACCCTAGTAATAGCCTAATTGCTCTAATACAGTACTACAGACGCCAAGCAGCTTGGCTAGATAAGACTGGAGATAGAGAAACCGCTAGGCTATATGATGTTGTAGCAGATGCGACTTTGGCTATGCTGACTGCTGAGGAGGGCAGAGAGGAGCGTCCAGCACCGTCACCTAGGCGTAGGGCTGAAACTGCACCTGAGAGGACTGCCTTACCAGAGAGAGCTTCACCAAGCTCAGTCAATCTTGAAGGAGGAGTATAGTGCCTGAACCAGTAGCGGAAGTATCAGAAAAAGCTAAGAAGATACTAGAGGAGAAAGGCTGGAAGCGAGGACCAGAAGGTCTTCTGCTTCCTCCTCCAGTAGAATATCCTGAGCACTTTCCAGGCTATGGTAAAGAGCTATCGCAGCTTGGGATTGAGTACTATAAAGCTCAGACACGACTAGCTGCTGCTCAGAAACAGCTGAGTAAAGTAACAGCTCCTGTAAGGTTTGAGTTCACTGTTACCCGACCAACATTCTTTGGCTTTATGATGCCTTGGACTTTGCCTTGGCAGCCTGGGGAGGCAGCTCTGAGAGAAGAGGAA